ATTTACAAGTCCTTTAGAACTTAAAAATAAAATACAAGACGAAGCAGAAAAAAGTGGTGTGCCTAAAGATGAAATAGATACTGCAACAAGTACAGTTGACAGAGCAGATGCAGAAATAAAATCATTAAATACTACAATCGCTGGTCAAATGGTATTAAATAAAGATTTTTATGGTTTACCAAAACGTGTTGGTGATGAAATTAAAATATGGTCAGGCAGAAATAGTGGTGATGAAGTGTTTACTTATATATCTTCTGTTGAAGAATTGAATTCAGAGATACATGCAATTTCAAGGCCACTATCAGAAGTGGTAATTCATGCGACTGAAACTCCAACTGATAAAGACATAGGTGCGATAGAAATAAATAATATACAATCGCAGTTAGGGCATGATGGTATTGGTTATCATTATGTCATACGAAGAGATGGAAGATTACAAAGAGGCAGACCACCAGACAGAGTTGGTGACCATACATCTGCAAATGGACACAATAAATTTTCTCTTGGTATCGTGCTTGTTGGTGGTATAAATGTTGCAACTGGTGATGTAGATGCACTTGGTAACAGGTCATCATCTTCATTTACAAGAGAACAGTATACAACACTTGAAAGATTTTTACAAGCATTTTATAGTAGATATCCAGGTGCTAACGTATTTGGACATAATGATTTAGATGCAGAGGAAGAAGACCCTTACTTTGACGTGCAAGAATATGTCGAGACAGTATTTAGAAAACAATTAAATGGTATAGGAGACCCACTAAACGAAGGACCAGTTGACCCAACAAAAGACCTTCTTAATATAGCATTAAAAATATTAAAGGTACCAAAATGATTTATGCAAATGAATATGGCACAATAGACTTGTTATCAGAACAATTCTTACAATCATTAAAAAGTGATAAAGGTACTATTGGAGTAAAACTATCAGGTGGTGCTGATACGGCATTACTATTGCATTTACTTGCAAAAGAGATATCAGAAAGAAAATTAAAATTTAGTATTTTACCATATACTTTTAATGATAAACCAGATAGATTTATTGTTGCTCAAAACATTATTCACGAAGTTGCAAAAACATTTCCAAAAGTTAAATTTGAAAAACATCAGTATGGTGAAATATCACTACCATATAGAGGAGTATTTGACAAATGGGCACTTAAATTAACAAGACATCATGATATTGTTTTCTTTACAAATGGTGTGAATTTACCAGCACCAGAAGAAGCAATCACTATAAACAAAGAATTAGCAGAGTTTGTAGGAACACGAGAAGCACCAAGAAACTATGATACTCAAGACTTAGAACGAATTGGAATAAAAGACATACCAGAGTATTCGCCATTTAAAGATGTTGATAAGAGATTTACTGCACAAGTATATGAAGATTTGTTTTTATTGGAAACTTTATTTCCATTGACTAGGTCATGTTTAGGAAGTGCAGAAGTTACTGACTATCATGAAAAACCTTGTAAGATGTGCTACTGGTGTGAGGAGAAGTATTGGGCATTCGGACAATACGATGAAGTAGGATAATTAGATGACAACTAAAAAAGATAATTTTAAATTAAGAAGACAAAAATTAGGTTCAGGTTTAGAAGAAAGTCTTGGTGTACCTCAGGAAGGTTTTCAAGACCCAACGGGTGAGTTTCCAAAAAGAGAGTATAATTTTGGGTCATCAATAAATCATGCGGCAAGAGGTATTAAAATTAATAATCTCTATACTAGTGGTGGAGATATTGGTGTATCACTTAACATTGCAGACCAAAGACCTTCTGAGTTTCCTTTCAACCAAGTAGATGAAACTACATCTGGGCATGTTGTTGAATACGATGACACTCCAGGTGGTGAAAGAATTTTAATTAAACATAGAACTGGTGCTGGTGTAGAAATGAGAGCAGACGGAAGTGTTATCGTTTCTTCAACAAATAACAGAATCGAAGTCACAGGTGGTGACCAAACAACTATAGTCGAAGGTGCTGGTAATCTAGTTTATAAAGGTAATCTTAATTTAGTAGTCACAGGTGACTATAACGTTGATGTTGGTGGTAATTATAATGTACAAGTTGCGGGTAATATGATTGAAGGTATTTCAGAAAACCATCGTACATTTGTTACAAAGAACTCAGAGTATGTTACAAAAGGCACTAAGTCAACTAAGACTATTGGTAATCATACTGACATTATGTTAGCAGATAATCATCAATATGTCAAGGGTAATCAAAACAATTGGGTACAGGGTGACATTGAAATTGCTACAGAGCAAGACATGTTTGTATCTGCAAAGAGTTCTCTTGCAATGACAAGTGAAGTCTTTAATGCGACAGGTGTTAAACAAGTATCAATCTTTGGTATGAAAGGTTCTATCGGTGGTAAACAAGTTGACTTTACAGGTCAAGTATTTCAAGGTAATGAAGGTCCAGCACCATTTACTAGTGGTGCCGCATTCTATGGTTCGTTTCATGGTCAAGCAACTGAGGCAATGTTCTCAAGAACTGCATGGACGGCAGAGAAATCTAAGTTTGCAGAAAAATCAGATGTTGCAAATGCGGCCTTTAAAGCAAATACTGCGGCCCAAGGTGCGGCCGCATCTGTATCTGAAACAGACATACCAACAGGTGGTGCACCAGAAATCGTTTTAAATCAAGAAATCAAAACACCAATTGGACCACCACCAATTCCAAGTATTGTTGCGGCATATGGTAGTATGGGTGATTTTGCGATACGTGACGTTGCAATTGATGAAGGTGATAAACTGAAAAACAGATTAGACTTATCAGATGACTATAAAGGTATTTTCGATAAACACCCAACAACACAAGAAATACGTTCTAGACTAAGAGGTATTAGAAAATTAGGATTCTTAGCACAACGAGGTCCTAGAGGTGATGTAAGTAATTTACTTGGACAATTAATTGCAGAAGGACGAGTGAGTGATACTGCATATAGAACAACACCAGATAAAATAGGAAGAACTGTAGGTAAAGAACCAAGTTCTAGATTTGGTTACACTCCTATTGGTAACGCAATAGACAATCGAGGAAAGAGGTTTACGCCAAAATGATGATATTAGTTGACCCAGTATTTAATCCTAATGGAGTAGACAATGTTAGTTCTGCTACTAAACTAGGACCAGGAGTAACAATTGCTAAGTTTCTTGGTGCATATGGAGATAGAACTGCATTTAATCATGTCGGTAGTAATGATGAAAGAAAACAAATTGCAAGACAATTGTATTTACAAGCAGAAATGATGCGAGTAATTCAAGGTAACATTGATTTATTTAATGATGTTCGTCTAATTGTAAGTGAAGGTATTTATCGTGCAGGTCCATCAGAAACACTTGTCGATGATACTCTTGCAAAGAGTAAAGGTGAATTAGTGTTTTATCAAGTCATTGGTAAAGATGGAACAATAGATTTTGAAAAGACATTTGATATAGCAGAGTATTGGAAAGATTATACAAACTACGATGAATTACGTTTAGATTACGATACTTATAATCCAGACGGAACTCTTACTGCATCAATAGGTGTATTGATGCCAACAGTAGACCAAACGTTTGAAGTAAACTTTAAAAATGATGTTAGAACATTTTTTAATAATTCATTACAGTCTAAAGACGAATTAGTAGAAATAAAACAAGAATTTCTAACATAAGTTATTAAAAATTAAAAAAGATTAGTATAAATAGACATATGGCAACAAGAAGAGCATACTCTAGAGAAGACCAGGGTGATTTAAACACCACTAGTATTGCTACGAGTAGGAATGTTGACTTTAAAGATATTGATTTATCTTTTCAAGTAACTGCAACTTCTGGTGATATATTTAAAAAACAATCAACTGCCGCAGTAAAACAAGCAATCAAAACTTTATTACTTACAAATAGATTAGAAAAACCTTTTCTTGCAACTTTTGGAGGAGACTTACAAGGTCAACTATTTGAATTAGCAGACAGAGACGGGTCAACTATTATTCGTAATAACATTATAGCAACAATTGAAAGATTTGAACCAAGAGTTAAAGTTTTGAATGTTATAGTTGCTCTAGAACCAGACAGAAATAGATTAGGTGTGACAGTAGAATTTAAAGTAATTAATACACAAGAAACAGTTGTTTTCGAAACAACAATAGACAGGTTAAGGTAATATGGGACAAACAACAATTAAATCAACTGCGTTAGACTTTACTGCAATAAAAAACAATTTAAAAGTCTTTCTTTCACAACAAGACGAGTTTACAGATTATAACTTTGAAGCATCTGGTTTGTCAAGTGTTTTAGATGTTCTTGCATATAATACACACTATAATGGATTAATTGCCAACTTTGCATTAAATGAATCGTATTTAGGAACTGCTCAATTACGTAGTTCTTTAGTATCACTTGCAGAAGGTATTGGTTATATACCAGATTCAATGAATGCTTCTCAAGGTATTGTTAACTTATCTTTAAATTTAGAAAGTTTAACAAATAGACCAACTGTGGTTACATTAGCAAGTGGTGTAAAATTTGATGCAATAGTTGACGGCACTTCATATGTTTTTCAGACTCAAGAAGAAATATCCGCAAGAGACAATGGGTCTGGTAGTTACTCATTTACAACTGCAGACAATATTGCAGATATAAAAATTTTTGAGGGCACTTCAACAACAAAAACTTTTAATATTACTGCACAAACAGAAAATGCGGCATATATTATTCCAGATGAAAAAATAGATATCGATACTGCAATTGTTCGAAGTTTTGAAACTCCATCAAGTACTGCATTTGTTACGTTTACAGATTTAAGAAAAGCAACATCTTTAACATCTGGTTCAACAGTCTATATATTAAAAGAAACACCAAAAGGTCAATATGAACTTACTTTTGGTAATAAAACTGTTCTTGGTAGGTCACCTGTTGCTGGTAACAAAGTTACAGTTGAATACTTATCTGTTAGTGGTGCAGATGCAAATGATGCCAAAGTGTTTACGCCTCAAAGTGCAGTGACAGTAAATAACCAGCAATTTTTATTACAAGTCTCAACAGTATCAAACTCATTTGGTGGTTCTGACAAAGAAACTATAGAGTCTATCAGAACTACTGCGCCGTTTCAGTATGCAACTCAAAATAGAGCGGTTACTGCAGAAGATTATGCAACTTTAGTACAAAGAAACTTTGGTTCATTGTTACAAGATATTTCATCATTTGGTGGTGAAGATGCACTTGAACCTGAATTTGGTGTAATCTTTTTATCATTACTGTTTAGTAATGCAATAGAAAATGATACTATTTCAGGTGAAGCAATTAAACAAGCAACAAAAGATAGTGTTGTAAGTTTATTTAAAGATTTATCTGTTGCATCATTTAATATTAAGTTTACTGACCCAATTATTTCATTTATTGAAACAAACGTCTTTTTTCAATTTAACCCAAACTTAACAACTCTTACAGAAAACACAATAAAAGACAACGTACAAAATACAGTGGCACAATACTTTGCAGATAACACTGGTAAATTTAAACAATCATTTAGACGAAGTAATTTATTAACTTTAATTGATTCTGTAAGTCCTGCTATTCTATCATCTAGAATGGAAGTAAAAATGCAAAGACGATTTACACCAACACTAACTGCACTTCAAAATCATACATTAAGATATCCACAAAATATTGCAAGTACAGATGATGTTAACTTTAGAGTAACTTCAACGCCTTTTACTTTTGGTGGTAAAACATGTATTGTTAGAAATCGATTAAGTTCAAACATACTTGAAGTGTTTGATACAGTAAATACGGAAGTTATTGTAGATAACGTTGGGTCTTATACAACTGATACAGTATCAATTGTAGGTTTGCAAGTAGATGCAATACCAAGTGGTGATACATTTATAAAAGTTTCTGTTGTGCCAGAGAATCAATCATTTGTTACACCTTTAAGACAAGACGTACTTAATCATGATGTAAGTAACTCACTCGTAGAAGTAGTTGAGGTAGACGTAAACGTATTAAACTAAGATGACACATAAAATAGACGATACACTAAGAGACGATGGTAGAAGAGAAATATCTCAGATTACTGGGCGAGAAGTTAATAAAGTTATTCCCGAACACTTTAAAACAGATTATCCAAAATTAGTCTCGTTTTTAGAACAATACTATCATTTTGAAGATAGTGATGGTTCACCAAGTAGATTAGTAAATGATTTATTTTATACACGTGATATTAATCAGGTAGACGAGTCTTTACTTTCTTATATAGAAGACGAATTATTATTAGGGCAATCTTACTTTGAAGGATTCACAGATAAAAGAACTGCCGCAAAATTCTCTAACAATTTGTATCGTGCAAAAGGTACAAAGTTTTCAATCGAACAATTTTTTCGTATGTTCTTTGAAGTTGACATAGACTTAGAATATACGAAAGAACAAGTTTTTAAAATTGGTGAGGCAGAAAGTGAAATTGGTGCAGAATCGCAAAAGTTTATTACAAATGCAGAATTGTTTCAACAGTTTGCATTACGTATTACAAGTGAATTACCATTTAAAAGGTGGCAAAGGCCATATAAGTTATTTGTTCACCCTGCAGGAATGTTTATTGGGTCTGCTGTAAGATTAGAAGGAATCGTAGATAATCCATTATCCGCACCAATTAGTCTAGTTGACTCAGACTTAGGACAGATTGATGTAGTAGGTGCAACTGCGTTTGGTTTCGATGAAGTAACACAATTTTTACCTGAAATAACTGGTATTGTAAGAGATAGTGGAGATAGTGACGGTATATTTAAAAGAGTTATCATTGATGATAGTTTCTTTACATCTTTACAAACTACTAGTCTTGAAGATATTCAGAAACAATATTCGACATTACGTGCCGCAGAATTAAGAACATCACCAACATTTGATGCAGATTCAAATGGTGCTGGTACGGCAACAAGTAATTTTGAAATAGACTTTAGTAATGACTTTTCTTCTGAAACTATGGACCAAGAAAGATTTGAGTTCTTTAGTGCAGATAGTGATATATATTATTCAAAATTAAGTAATCCTGCACACTTACCTTAGAAATAATTTGTATAAATAGAAAGATAGGAAAAAAAATATGACAAAACTAGTAATCGCAAACGGAACAACTGCAAACGATGGTACAGGTGATACTCTTCGTTCTGCCGCTACCAAGATAAATTCAAACTTTTCTGAACTCTATAATTTTTTAGGTGGTTTAGACTCTTCGTTAACCACTAAAATTTCACTTGGTGATGGAACAATTATCTTTGAAGGCACAACTGCAGATGATTTCGAAACTACTCTTACTGCTACAGACCCAACTGCAGATAGAACACTTACATTACCCGATGCGACAGATACAATTGTAGGTAGAACAACAACTGATACTCTAACAAATAAAACACTTACGAGTCCAGTATTAACAACTCCACAGATAAATGATACCAGTGCAGACCACCAGTATGTTGTTGCAGTATCAGAACTTGCGGCAGACAGAACAATTACATTACCTTTATTAACTGGTAATGATGAAGTGACATTTAATGCACATACACAAACATTAACAAATAAAACTCTTACAGACCCATCGTTACATGCTCCTAAAGTAACAGGATTAAGCACAGGTGGTGTACTTCTTGATTCTTCAGGTAATGAGTCACTAGTTTTCACTACAACAAGTAGTGCAGTCAATCACATAGGTATTAAGAATAATGCAACTAATAATGGTCCTATTCTTCAAGCACTTGGTACAGATACAAATATTGATGTTCAATTAACTGCAAAAGGTACAGGTGGTATTAAATTAAACAATCCACAAATATTAACTCAAGAAACTAAAAATGACACTACTGATGTTTCAGTTAGTGTTCCATTTACAGAATTTACATCAGGAACTGCTAAAGCAAATGATTTGCCAGATGGTAATGCAATAGGACAAATGAAAACACTTGTAGTTTCAGGAGCAGGTACAGTAACACTTACACCTACAAACTTTGGACCAGGAAGTACTTTAACATTACAACAAAACGAATCGGCAGTTTTAATCTGGGAAGGTACAAACTGGCAAATACTTAGCACATATGGTGGCGTAGTAGCATAAGGAGAATAAAAAATGGTAGCAATAGTAACAGACCCACTAAAACAATTAGTTGCGGATTTGATTAAAATAAACGATAGTGATGCAAGTAATAATTACTATGCGGCGATTGGTCGTTCTGAACAGTGGAATACGACAGATACACCACCAACTCCACTAAGAAATTTAGCGGACGAAATAAAGTTTAGAAACTCTATGCAATCAGTAAAATTAATTGGTGATGTTTCAAGAGTTGTTCCTAGAGCAAACTGGACTTCTGGTTCACTATATGATGCCTACGATGATGCACAAGTTGGTTATCCAACAAACACTTATTACGTATTAAACAATAACCAACAAGTATACATGGTGCTTCGTCAAGGTAAAAGTACAACTGGTGTAGTGCAAGTGTCAACAGTAGAACCTACTGGTGGTACAAATGGTGTTCCGTTTAGAACTACTGATGGATATGTATGGAAATTTTTATATTCAATTAGTTCATTAGATGCAAGTAAGTTTCAATCTGCAAACTTTATACCTGTAAAACTAGTAACAGGAATAGATGGAAATTCTCCTGTTTCTGACCAAGAACAAAAAGCAGTTCAAGATGGAGCAATAAAAGGTCAAGTTGTAGGTTATGATATTATTACGCCAGGTAATTATAGTGGTACGCCAACATTAACAATTGAAGGTGATGGTACTGGCGCACAAGCAGTCGCAGTTATGAATAACAATCAAATTGTTGATGTACAAGTTTTAGGACTTGATTCTAGTTTTCTTCCAAATATGGGTCAAAATTATAATTATGCAAGTGTTAAAATATCTGGTGGTGGTACTGTTACAAGCAATGCTCAAATTAGACCAATACTATCACCTCCTATGGGACTTGGTCATGACCCGACAGACGATTTGAAATCATCATCGTTAATGTTTAATGCTAAACCGTCAGGTGAAGAAGGTACTGACTTTATTATTGGACAAGATTTTAGACAAGTGGGATTATTAAAGAATCCAAAAGTTGATTCATCAGGAAATACATTTAGACAGTTAGCGGTTCAAGGTAGACATTACTCTGCTGATTCAGATTCTGGTGGTGGTACATTGTTTACTGCATCTACAGGTAGAGCAGTAAGAGGATTACAGTTAGCATCTCTTTCTAATACCTTTACAGAAGATAAAACACTTGTTGGTGGAACATCAGGTGCAAAAGCAATTGTAGATAAAGATTCAGGTTCAGGTAGTGGAACTATATTATTTTATCATCAAAATGATTCAACTGGATTTGCAAACTTTGTTGCTGGTGAAACATTATCAGAATCAGATGGAACAGGTGGTGGACAGATAGAAGCATCATCTGGATATGATAGTGCTACTGCGGCATTTATAAAAGCAGAAGTAAATCCATTTACTGGTGACTTACTATATATTGATAATCGTGCGGCGATTACAAGGTCTGCAGAACAAACAGA